AGGCATCATGCTCGACACTTGTCGAAGTAGCAAGGTGCTGGATTGCGAAGCATACACATGCCGCGAGGGCTTCTATCTGCATGGGAATGATGACTGGCAAGACCGTGGGCCCGATGATCTCTTGGTGCGGAATTGCAAGACCGACAGCCAGGTGAACTGCTGGTATGTGACCGGGTTCACACTGGAAAATTTGGAGATGGACTGCTCCAAGGCCAAAGAAGCCTATGGCCTCGACTGCCGGGACGCGAGGGGCACGGTGAGAAAATCCAGCCTGAAGAGCGACATAACGAAACAGAGCTCTCTAGGGGGCGCGACCTACCTCTATGGAGTCGCGGACGTCTTGCTGGAAGACTGTGCCCTGGAGGGCCACTTTGGGGTGCATGCCATAGGGAAGGCGAAGGCAACTGCCAGAAGATGCAAGATCATCGCTCCTGGTGGATGCTTCTGTACCACGGATCCGGATCCCGTCCAGAGTACCATCATCGCAGAGCAATGTACCTGGTCCGGGAAGAAGACTGCGCTGCAATCAGGATCTACTTTTGAGGAGAGATAAAAATGGCTTACGTCCCCACCACCTGGGTCGAAACGGGCATGAGCACGGTGGACAAGGTCAATGGTCTCAACAATCTTGAGACTATCTACACGTCCGCTATATCGGCAATTGACGCTATCGGGCACAGTGAACGGTACTATACCAAGACCGAGGCTAATTCCAAGTATTTCACGGCCGCCACCGACGGCTCCGGCTCGGGGATGATCGCGGCCAAGTTGGACGGGTGGACCGCACTCCAGATCATCAACTCCGGCACCCCCGCTGGTTGCATCGGTATGTGGCATTCCACCATAGAGAGCATCCCGGCAGGCTGGTATCTGTGCAACGGCCTAAACTCTACCCCAGACATGAGGGACCGCTTCCCAGTAGGCGCGGGCGGGAACTACGACCTGGGAGATATAGGCGGCTCAAACAGCGTGACTGCGAGCGCTGCCTCAGTGACCATAGGTGGCCATGTTCTGACGGCGGCGGAGATTCCGAAGCATACTCACGGCACTATTCCCGACTGGTATGGTACTGGATCGGACGGAGAAAATCCCGGCCCGAGTGGGTCGACCCCGGTCGCTGATGGGGTGGTAGTGTTCACCAGGGTGGATACGGCGAACGCTGGCGGTGGGGAATCGCATACTCATACGGGGAGCTTTGCCGGGACTACGGACAAGGACAAGCGGCCTCCGTTCCATGCGTTAGCCTTCATAATGAAGGGGGCGGTCTGAATGGCCTATACAAAATATCAAGATCCCTGGGGCGACACTGATCTGAGATCGGCTGAAGCCATGAACCACATCGAAAGCCAGTGGACGTCTATAAATGCTCTAATCGTGGTGCACAACCACGATGCCCGGTATTTCACGAAGACTCAGACCGACAGTTCATTTTTCTCGATCACCAATTATGCGGATTGTGATGCAGATCTCCTGGACGGCAACCACCTGAGCGTCATAGTCCAAGAGATCATGCCCATCGGGGCTATCATGGCCTGGTATCAAGGCACCATTCCCACCGGCTGGTATGTCTGCGATGGGGCTGCCCACAATGGCTACACTACCCCCAATCTGGTTGAGAGGTTCATCGTCGGGGCTGGTGGTGCCTATAATCCGGGAGACACCGGGGGGCCGGGAAGCTGGAACGGAACTTTTACACCGACTGCATCCATAACGATCGGCGATCACCAGCTCACTACCGATGAGCTGCCGGCACATGCCCACAGCTACTCGGAAACAAGAAATAATAAAAGTATATGGCTTAGTAGTGGTGGTACTCAATATCCGCGTGATTTCTGGGAAGGCACGTCGGACATCGAAGTGCAGGCGACTGGTAACGGCACCCATAACCACACTTCCGGATCGAGCATAACACTGAATGCAGTTGATACAAGGCCATCGTTGTATGCGGTCTATTTCATTATGAAATGTGAGTGATTCTATGACTTATACTCCGAATCCGACGTGGGCAAGCGACACTGCCCTGGCCTCTGCAAAGTTCGATAACCTAGAGACCCAATACGACGAGGCCTATTCCTATTTGACTAGCCATAATCACGATAGCAGCTACTACACGATCGCTACCATGATAACCACGTTCTGGAACGCTGGCAATGATGGCTCGGGCTCCGGGCTGGATGCAGATCTGCTCTATTACAGCGGCGGAAACCTCCATTACACCGACTTCGCGGGCCTTGGAGTCGATCCTGGCCTGATCATCTGGTGGTACGGGGCTATAGCCAACATCCCGGCCGGCTGGGTATTGTGTGATGGCAACAACGCCACCCCAGACCTTCGCGGAAGGTTCAATTATGGTGCTGGGGGCACCGCGAATCCTGGGGCAACTGGCGGATCTGCGACGTTCACAGTGGCCGGAACGCTCACGGTGGGAGCCCATTCGGTGACTATTGCGGAGATGGCCGCACATAGTCATCCCTTCGACGATACTTATAAATCGAATCCGTGGGGGGGATGGTCCACGGCTTATGCGTATGGTATCCGGGGGCCATACACGCATAACGGAACTACATCCAATGCCGGGTCTGGTGCCGGGCATGGCCATAGTGCGGCAGAAGGAACGGCAGTAACGGGCAATGCAGTGGCCAGCCTGCCGCACTACTATGCCCTGGCCTACATCATGAAGACCTGAAAAAAGAACTACTTGCTCCTCTCTTGGAGGAGCTGGAGAAGCTGGATCCGGCGATTGATGCTATCCAGCTTCATGCCCGCCACTTTGTACTCGTGCTGGGCCTGGCGGGAAGCCTTCTCCGCTTGGTGGAGGGCGGTGAGCTGGTCTCGGGTGGCCCTCTGGGCCTTCTGCTGCTGCCTGCCGGGGTCGGTGATCATATCGGCCACGGCCTCGTTTATGGCCGCCAGGAATGCATTCTCCCTGGCAATGGCCGCCTCTATTCTCAGCTCTTCGGCTTCGAATAGTTTGTTTTCCGCATAGATCATGTCACGGTAGGCCTGTTCCAGAGTATCTACATCCATGGAGCGGCCTCCACGGACTCGTTGCTCATCCGGTCGATCTGGGGGCCCGTCAGGTCGTTGAGGGAGAAGGCGGTCAGGTTCACGGTTTCGGACTTCTTCCTGGGGCCGGATGCCATCCAAGGATCTCCTTTTGTCTGGGGCTTGCTGAGGTTATCTTGGGTCAGCACGGGGGGGAGCTGGTAGGCCGTGGTATCCACCGGGCCTATGTAGGCAGCACCCTGACCCCCGTAGAACGGGTCCGTGGTCTTCAGGCTCGGGTCCGGGGCCAGGAAGGGCACTCCCCAGGACGTCTCGCGTACATCGTAAGCGGCTACCACGCCGACCGATAGCAGCGAGATGCACAAGATCGCTATCATTTTTCTCATGATAATTAATACCGCCTTATAGGTATATATAACTTCCGCCCTATATTAGACAATTATAAATAGCATCGAGATTAACAGGATGGCATGAGACGATTATCGGCCGTGATCAGCGATGAGGCAAAAGAGATCCTGATCGAATATCAGAAAGAAAAGGGCATCCGGACGCAGGATGAGGCGATAGACCAGATGATAAAGGATTTCAAAAAAATGAAGAACTGATTCAATCTTTTTTTATCGTCCCCATCTTCGCATTGCATATTGGGCAGTGCGGGGCTTTCCAGAAATACCAGATCAGATAGAAAATCCCAAATCCAAAGATGAACCCTACCCAAGACCAGCCCTTGATGGGCTTCACGTTTCGTTGACAGTATTCACAGAATTTCATGAAAACCTCGGGGTGCAGGGGCAGCGGATACTCGCGACTTCAGTCGTGAGAGGAGCGTGCCCCGCTGTGATCGTATTCGTCCAAGATCTGATTAATAATATCATCATAACTTTCTCCTTTCTTGCCAATTTCTTTGAGTCGATCTCTTGTTTCTAGATGAGGGGAATATAATTAATATCGCATGGCCGAAATCCCCGTGCAATATATGCGGTCGCTGTCTCCAGGGCGGTATCAAAACTATACCCCAGGATAACACCACGCACCACGGCCGCACTTAAATCGTCTGCAGATACCGCATACTTATTTACCTCCGTGCAGAGCTGTTCACGAATCCACTCAATTGGTATTCCGGTTGCGATCGCAATCCCTACAATATCATCATTAAAATTCATTTTCCTCCCATGTAGCTGCACCGTAGCTCCTCGCGATCCACCCTAGTATATATGTCGATCGCCGCGCCTCCAGATCGGAGTTCCTTTTCTCCAGCTCTATGATCAAGGCGGCTTGCTGGTCGATATGGGTTAATACCATATATGGCCATGCTCAGGTCACCTCTTCTCTGGCCACGACTTCCACAGTTACATCCAGCATCGAGCCGGGCCGGATATCAGTTTTCAGGCGCGCCGTTTTTGGGATGACGATAGCATTGTTTTTGTTCACTATCGCGGTGAACTTCGTACTTTTCTCCATGCCATCCTTTTAGGCGATATTAGGATATATTCTTTTCGGTT